TCATGCTGTGTACCTAGCTGTCTTGTAGTCTAAGTCGCATATTATCTTCCCATGCCAACCAGAGAGCTTGTTCTTAACTACATTAATGTGCCTCTGTGGACTCTCCTCTGTTTCTCCTGAGCTATTATTTACTGGCACATCCTTAGCAATCAAGATCATAAGGTCAGCCTCAGCAGCCTTGCCAGTCCTTGAGCCTTCCATCATAGATTGATTCAGTAGTACCTTGCCCTCAGCCTCAGCAGATAGCTGTGACATATAGAACATGGCACAGTCGTGTTGCTTCGCTATCATCCTAGCGTGTACAGCATTGGCCTTGAGAGCCTCATCTTGCCTAGCAAATCCACCTGTCTTAGCAAACTTGTCTCCCATGTCTAGTACAACTACATCTGGCCTGTAAGACTTACACACACTCTCAACCCAAGACATGTCCTTGCCAGTGGCATCCTTAATCCTGATGTTCTTCTCAATGGGTGCATACAAATCCCTAGCCTTACTGGGGTTCTCCTTAATCTGGTACTTGTCCATACCTGAGGCAGCAGTTAGGTATCTCAATCCAACTCTGTGGCTACCCTCCTCGTTACATAAGACAATGCACTTAGCACCCTGCCTAGCAAAGCCACCTGTTCCTGCTATCATACTTGCGTGAAAGCTAGTCTTACCAGTGTTCGGCCTAGCACCCACCTCAATCAAGTGACCCTCGTTCACTCCCTCAATAACACGAGTCAGTGTGGGTATGTTGAATGACCAACGAGCTTCCATGTCATTCTTAGATAGCAGTGTGTCTATGTCAATGTCATCCCACTCCACATTTAGATTGGGAGTAAAGTCATCTCCGTAATTCTCTAATATATTCCTCAATGGCTCTAGGCTAGTCTGATTGCCATTCACATACTCAAACCCTAAGTTTGCCACATCCTCGCCCACCACTTGCTGAAACAACTTAGATAACACTTCCTGTGCCACATCGTTGCCCATTGGTGTCTCACCTTTTATCTGTTTAAATAAACTAATGTACGCATCCTTCTGTGCAGTAGTCAGAGTGGGATTGTTGGCTATGAACAGTGCCTCAATCTCGTCAGGTGTCACAGTCCTCTCGTACCTCTCCATAGCACGATCTATGGATTGTTTTATCTTCCTCACATCCTTGCTAAATAATCTATCTGGACACCTAGCACCTCTATGCTCATCATAGAATGCCTTGTCCATTAAACTTCTCACTAATGTTAATTGCATACCTTTTCTCCTATGGTTGTTAAGTTTTCAATGTCGGTAGGGTTTCTATACTTCAAGTCATCAATTAATTTTAATACTCTTACTTCTCTTACATAACTCCTCAATTCCTTACAAAATGATAGCGTCTTAGGTAGTGCGTCAGGGTCTAGTGCTACCACAACTGTTGAAAACTGTGCAAGATACCTCTTGTGTGATTCAGATAGTGATGTACCCAACACAGCGACCCCGACATATACATCATTGCCTATTACACAGGCACTCACACAGTCTTCAACAACTACAGCGACCTTACCATAGCCAAAACTATAAGGCAAGTCGCTTTTTCCATATCTCTTCCACTTAGGTAATCTCTTTCCTAAACTTCTTCCAGTGGCATCCACCATTTTATTATTGTGGATGATAGGGAAAACTATTCTATGTTCCTTTACGTCATACAAGACATCTAATTCCTTTAACTTATACATACTTAAAAAACTCTTAACACTCTCATTCACATCCTTAGTCACATAGTCAGGTAATACAAACTTGACATTTTCTCTCTTCTTTTCCTCACCCCTCAGTGACTTCATAATGTCCTCACTTGTCAATATAACTCTCTTACTTCCAGACACATCACAAGATGCCTTATAACAATTCCAAACTAGCCTACCTACATTATTAGTTATAGTGAAAGTCTTTCCGTAGGCTCTACAGATGGGGCAAGTCATTCTCCTTGTCTCCCCATCACATAAATCTGTGTCACTTATAATATTATTTAAGGCATTTACCATGTTTATCACTTTCAATGTTTCTTTTTTTAAGTATTAAGGTACGAGTTTCTGCGTGTCAAGGCATTATTTGCACTTCTATATGTATTTTTTATGTATGGTTGCACAGATGTCACACTTGAGTGGCCTGTAACTGACATAATTTGTGTTATATCTACACCTGATTCAACCATCTCAGTTACTCCTGTCCTCCTCAAATCCATTAGCCTCAACTCAGTAGGTAAGTTCAACTCACTTATTATCTTCCTACCCATGCGAGATAGGTAAAATCTATTGTATGGCTTAAATTCGCCCCCTGAGGGCTTAATTGCAGGGGCAACGTACCTCTGGAAGCCAAAGTCCTTTTCCTGTTGACGAAGCATATTTGCTAACTCATCGGATATTGGCAAATACACTCTCGCCCTACGCTTTGACTGTTCCAGAGACAGTAACTGCTTATTTAAGTCAATGGACTCCCACTCTAAGCACCTCATGTCACCTATCCTCTGACACCAATCGTATGCCATGTTAACAATCAGTCCAATGTTCCTATACTCAAATTTACTGTAGCAGTAGTCTAAAAATTCTATAACATTTTCCCTTGTCCACACCACCTTCCTCTTCTTAGGTATCTTCCTCTTAATTGTCCTGAAGGGATTGAAGGTAGTGTACTCCATATCTATCGCATAATTAAATACCTTAGAGGAACACGAACACACATGGTTAGCAAAATGTATCCCCCTAGATACCCAATCCTCATAAGCTCTCTTCGCCTCCTTACTGGTCAGGGCAGACATTCGCTTCCTCCCCAACTGTTTACATAAGACACTCAGCAGGTAGGTGTATTCTACCTTAGATGTCTCTCTTAACATATTGAAATCATTAGACTTTTTATATGCAACAACTAAATCATTGACTGTGCTGTTTTGTCGCACCTCACTCAATTCCGTCAGCTTCCTCCTCTCGTCATCTAACTGTTTATTTAAGACAGTTGCCTGACTCCTCACTTCTTCTGGGTCACTGCCCAACTCAACTCTCTGGGTAATGCCCCTGTCAATTAAGTACTGAGGTGGGTTAAACCTATAGCTAGTAATCCCACTTGCGAGTAATCTTTTCTGAGTATACCTTGGTATTTTCTTCATAGCTCTCTAACTTTCCTTTCATTATTGTCCATTTCACCCAACTGTCCATGCAGTGATCTCTTCCTAGTATTAAATCTATTATATAAACAAAGTTCCTCTGGCCTCTTCTCTTCCATATGTAATTGCGAGCAGAGAAAGTTTGATTTAAGTGGCCTAGAGACACCACATTAAATAGAATTGAGAGGGCAATCAGTACCCTAAATATGTATCTTTGAAAATCAGACATCTTTCCTCCAATTTCGGTCACGTTTCTTAAACGTCTTATATAAAAAGTCTAGCTTATCTTTCTCTGGGTGCTTGTGTATCCACATACCACTGTCAGCCACATATTCTTCAGAAAAAAACCTATCCAGTTTCTCGTTGTTAGTTTTCTGCTGAGGATTTATCTTCTTAGCTAACTCATCATACTCTGCGTCACTTATTATACTGTCGTTGTAAACTTCGTAGGAATAACTAGCCAGTGATATTCGTATCCTATTTCTTATTTCATTGTTTATGTAAGTCATTTTTCTCTCCCATTTCTTCAATAACTTTATTTACTACTTCTTCCTTTGTGTGACCAAAGTATATTGTGCCACTATAGGTCAGCATAAAGCTAGGCAGTTGGGCATCGTAGTGTTTATTCAATCTCTGGTCTAACACTCTTGAGCCTAGCTCTCGTTTCAGCTTCAATCTTAGAACTGAGCTTCTTTTTTCGTTCATCGTTCTCCTCCCTAGTTATGAACTCAAAGTTCTTTACATTACGCATCTGCCTAGCTTGTCTTATATAAGCACTCTTCTCAGCTTGGTCAACGCAGATTACAGTTAAGGGCATGACCTTAAACATCTCCTTCATCTTCTGTATCTCTTTTCGGTAGTCCTTCTTTGCCATCTCTAAATAGTCCTCTCTTATTAAACAGTGGTGATTCAGTTGGTTTCTCTAGCAACATTATATCCCTAATCAGGTCAGCTTTCCACCCATCTATGTATCTTAGGTCAGCTAGTATACGAGCCTTTGCTAGTGCAACGTGTGATGGGTCTTTCTTACTCATCTTCTATCTCCTGAACTCTAACTTTAATAGGTGTTAAGTAATCAGAACCCTTTTCCCAATGCCTATAGCCTAATATATTTACATTTTTTGGGTGGGGTTTTCGTTTCCATAAAGTTCTACCCCATTTAGCTATTACTAACTTATCAGTTAATCTATCTTTTATAGCCCACCTTTCTACATCAATCATCAGCTTCCTCCTTCTTATCGCTAGGAAACTCTAAATAATCATCTTCTTCTCTAGGGAAATATACATCTACATGGCTCTGACACTTAGGGCAGTGTAGGTTGCTGACTATGAGCCACTCCACACTATCCTCACAGTCGTGATCTCCTCCCCAGATTAGTTCTGTATTACAGTGCCAACAGTTCATATCATTCCTCCTTGTATGTTATATTATCAGCTTCAACATGGTAGATGTTGTAGTCTGCACCATCTAATGTTTCAATACCATTTAAAGCAAGTACCTTTTCTTCAGCTTCCTCTGGTGTTTCTGCGTCTACAAAATAAGTATTTGTAATTTCCATTCCAACTTTGAATATCATTTGAAATCCTCCCATATCTCTACAAACTTTATTGCTCCTAAATCTTTTGATATGTCATACACTATTATATCACATGGTTTACTAACATACCTATTACAGTGAGCCTTTACTTCTTCCATGCTCTCAAAGGATTTGTGCCAATATGTCTTGCCATCTACCTTATCTATGCTCATTGAGTTATATCTTTTAGTCATTAGTTCACCTCCTCTATTTCAGTTAAGTCATCTTCATCCATGCCATCAGACCAATAGCCCATGTCAACATCATCTGCTCTAAACAGTTTTACAGTTCCATCTGGATTGTTTAAAGTGTTGCCATCTTCATCCATTTTATAGAAGGTGCAATCCCAAATGCCTATGCTATAGTCTTTACTCATCATCATCTACCCTATAAAAGTCATATACGTTACCATTCTCATCCATCTCATCTTT